TACCGGACCAGCGGGCGAGATGATCAGGAGCCACGGAGCGGATGAAACCGCCGTCCAGGGCGTGGCCGATGGAGAGGTCACCGTGAAGGTGTGCCCGGCGCTTGAGGTGTTCGGCAGATCCGGCGAAGACGTCGGATTCAGCGTGACGCTGGCAAGCACTGGCGGCGGCGAAGATTCCGCCGACCGGATCAGCGTGCCATCCGTGTAAACCACGCTTTCGACCAGGATGCCGAAATCGCGCAGCGCGTCGGTGACGACGCCGTGACCGAGAGCGCCCGGCCAGACCAGAGCATCCGCTTTGACCTTGCCGCTGACGTAAACCGTTGCCGCAACCGTCGTGCTGGTAGCATCGATGTCATTTACCAGGATGCAGTTGCAATCCGCCGCGGCTACGGGAACGGTGATATTGCCCGTCGCCGGATCAATTTTAAGAATCGTCCCGCGCGTCAGGACACCGATGCCTGAAGCGACCGTTCCGCTACGAGAGACCACGTCATCGCCGTCGCTGAGAAGCGGCGTATACGCAAAAGGGGTGGTGGAAAAGCTGGCCCTTCCGATTGGGTTATAAGTCGGCATAAGTTACTCGATTCCTCTCTGAAGATGATTTAGCTGGCCTGAATGCGCCGCGCTTTAGAGACGAAGCGAAGCACGCGGTCGGCCTCCGCTGCAGGCGTATCCTTTTCATCGCCGCCGACTCCGACCGCTGGATTCTTGAGTCGCGCCATCTCCGCTTCGAGCGGATTCGTCTTCGGTGGAGCGGCGGCGGCTGGCGCGGGTGCGGCTTTCATCAGCTTGCGTGCGGTGTCGACGTCGTGATCGGTTTCGAGGGCCAGGGTGCGCGCGAGTGTCTCGCGTCCTTGCGCTTCCTCGCAATTCAAAATCGCGGCGATCCGCTGGCGGTCGGCGGCGACCGTGCCTGCGGCGGGTGCGGCAGCTGCGGCAGCGGCTGCGGCTGGCGCAGCGGGCGCTGCTGACGGCGCGGGATTGGGGGTTTGAGCCGCCGGTGCAGCCGGGGGTGGTGCGGCGGGCGGATCGTTGCGTTGTGAATCGGCCATGGGTGCCTCCTTAGACAAGCTGGCGGCGGCAGCCGCCGCACTGGAAATTCCGATTGGGCGTGCGGCTTTCTCTGCCGCAAGCCGGGTTAAAAGTGGCTCGAAGCTGGCGATCTCGTCGGCCATGCCAGCGGCCATCGCCTGCGCTGCGGGCAAAATCCTGCCCTGCCCGAAGCGCGCCAGGACGTCCTCGGCGCTCACGCCGCGAAATGCAGCCACGCGCCCGATGAAGACGTCCGCCAGGGCGTCGACGACCTGGAGGATCTGCGCCCGGCCAGCCTCGGTCGAAACGTCTGGCCGCTTATAGGGGGATTGGCTGCTGACGATTTCGTACTGCTTGATGCCCTGGCGCTCCTGCGCCCCGCGATTGTCGCGGATGCTGGCCACGACCCCGATGGATCCGACCAGGCTGCTCTCGTTGAGCACGATGCGGCTGGCCGCGCTGGCAATCCAATAGGCGCCGGATGCGGCCATGCCGTCGACGTAAGCCAGGACTGGTTTGATCGCGCTTACTTCGCGCACCTGGTCGGCGAATTCCTGGATCCCGTTGACCTGGCCGCCTGGGGAATCGATGTTGAGCACGATGTGACTGATCAGCGCGTTGTCTGCGGCCTTGCGCAGATCGGTCGCCATATTCTGCACCGTGGTGGCCCCGCTGATGTCGGCGAAAAGATCGGCGCGGCGAAAGAGTGGGCCCTCCACATCGAGCACGGCGATGCTGCCGCGCATTTCGACGCGCCCGCCTGTGTTTTCGAGCGGCTTGCCCAGGCGCGCGGCGACGGCTTCAAGATCCACCTCGGCCCCGGTCATGGCGCGGTCGAGAATGGCCTGGATGGTGGCCATCCCTTCTTCGCTGATGGCCCACGGATATTCCTGGATTGCGCTCATGATGCGCAGCAAAGGACGGGCACGCATGATTAAACCGGCTCCCTTACTGGCAACGGCTCTGGCGTTGCCGGTTCGCTCTGTGGTTTGGTTGGGGGCACTGGCGCGACGTACAGCCCCAATTGCTTGAGGCGCGCGGTTTCGAGCGCGCGCTGCTCGGCGACGTCGTTCCAATCGAGACCCTGCTCGGCGCATTCCGCTTCGAGGGTGGAGATCATGCTGGCCATGCGGATCTGCGCGGCCTCGGCTTCCTTCACCGGATCGATCCATCCGCGGCCGGGACCGATCCATTTGGCGCGCGCGTAGTAGGCCACGTTCTGGTAAAAGTCCGGCGCTTCGATCTGGCCGGCGTTTACCGCTTCTTCGAGCCAGAGGCGGTAGACAGGCCCGGCCCAGTAGGTTGCCAGCCAGGTGCGGCGGTTGATGAAGAAGCGCCAGGCTTCGAGCAGCGCCGCGCGCGCGGAGGAGTAGTTGGTCTTGGAGAAATCCTTCTGGATTAACTCGTACGGCATCCCAAGCGCGGTGCCGATCTGCCGCAGGACGGCTTCAACGAAGGTTGAAAACTGCGGCGCAGGCCTCGCCGGGGTGAACGGCGTCATCTTGTCGCCTGGGTACAGCGGGATGAAGGTGCCGCCCTCCAGTTGGATTCGATAATCGGCCTTCGTGGACAGGTACTTGTTGGCATCGCCGCCCATTAACTCCGCGATGCCTGCCGGATCGAGCGGCGTCTCGATGATCCCGGCAACCAGGGAATTCACGATTGCCGATTGCAATTCGGTGCGCTGGTAAGCGTCCAGCATCCTGAACTGCTCGATCACAGGGGCCAGCAGGGGTTTGCCGCGCGTCTGATCGACGCGCTCCTGCGCCATGATATGCAAAACACGCTTGCGGCCCCAGTCGGTTTCCGCGGGGATGCGTTCCCACTCCGAAGCAATCGAACTGTAGGCCGGGTACAGCATCCCAATCCACGTCGACACCTTGCGGATTTGATAGGCGATGGGACGCCCGTAGACGTCGGTCTCCACGCCGCCGCGCATATACGTCGTCGGAATCGCATTGCCGGGATTGCTGAGTCGGTCCGTTTCGACCATTTGCAGACAGGTGCGGAACGGAGTCTCCTTGCGCTCCAGCCACAAGGGCAGCGCCAGGGCCTCGCCATTCTGCAGCACCGACCGAAATGCAAGCTGCGTCAGCGTTGCGAAATTCGAGCGCCCGGCAGCATCGCAGGCGCAGGATTCGGCCCACGTGCGCCACAGGCTTTCCGTAGTGCGGCTCCAATCCTCGGCCCAGTTGATGTCGCGGCCAAGCGCCCGGTAATCGGGCCAGCAGGACAGGCGTAGGCCGATGCCGACCGTATTGTCCTGCAGCGTCTGGAACGCGCCCGCCGCCACGCCGTTATTGCGGTCCAGATCGCGCGACCGCGCGACCAGCAAATCATAATCGGGCAACAGATCGGCGTCGGCGGCAGCCCTGATCGGCTGCCAGTTGCTTAACTGCTTTCGGATCCGCGATGCCCCGGCGTAGGCGGTATCGCAATAGGACGAGGACCGATAGCGCACCTCGGGACCAGTTCCGAAGCGCCGCGCCGGCATAATCGGCGGCGTTGGGATGACCGCAGCAGCGCTCACGGCCAGGCCTCCATGCTCAGGGGACGCCGCCGCGAACTGGTCCCATCATTCAGGCCGAGAGAAGCAGCGCATTCTCCGGTCAGCGAGTCGATCAGGCGCTGTAGATCGGCAATCGATCCGCGCCCGAATTCCACCCTGCCCAGTTGCGGGGTTTCCACCGAGACCAGCGATTGGCCGCTGGCCAGCAGGAGCATCTGCGCCTTGGCCTTCGCCAGGGCTTCGCAGGGAGTCATTGGGGGAGTAGGCGTCATTCGAGAAATGTCTCCTTGGCACGAATCGGCCGGAATTCCGGGACCGGGGTGCCCGGCTGATCGCGCCTGGCCGATTGCGGCGTTGGCCGTTCGACCGTCAGCGCCTTTTCCATCTCGTCCCACCTGGTGGCGCTCCAGGCTTCAAAGCGCAGGCTGGCGGCGGCGGCGCGCGCGTACACCCGGCAATCGAGGGCCTCGTTACGGTCGCGGCGCTTCTCCCAAATCGTGCGCCGCAGGCCGCCCATGGTGCGCGTCACCAGCTGCTCGGCGGTCAGCTGCTCGAAGTATTCCTTCGAGTACTGCGGGAAGTGGCAGAATCCCGTGGGCCACGGTTCGCCCGCAGCCCGGTCCGGGACCGATGTGCGCAGCCAGCGGTAAAGCTCTTCTTTGGCGATGCTTGGATTCATCTTCCACAGGCGGATGCCGTATTTCACGCGGCCCTGCGGCCCTACCTCGATCATGCTCGGCGGTCCGATCAACGACGAGATGCGGCTGTCTCCCTTGATGGCCATCACCCGTTGCGGCGACATACGCCTGACAAAGTCGTAAACGGCCATCGTGTTGAAACCGGAATCGACGGC